ATCAACTGCACTACCGCCATAGCCCGCGTGTTGTTCAATCTCTTCAGGGTCATAACCCATAGCGATTAAATCAGATACCGATTTAACCATACGGTGTGCAACATAAGATGCGCTGTTTAAATCTTTAGCGTGTCTGGATATAAGTATTTCTTCTGGTGGTACAGACTCCATGCACACTTGATCTCTCTCTTTAACTCTTCTAATGGTGAGGTCGTAACTCACAGGCAGTTCTTGTGTAACTTCTTCCTGTGTTAGTGGGTCAAGTGTAGTAATCGTTTCTTTAGTTATTTCTTCTTCGACAATCTCTACGTCAGGGTCAAGCACTAGAGCTTGGTAAGACTGAGGGTCTAAGTTGGAATACTCGTGCGTAGTTGCATCAAGTGAGTCATCCCAAAATACTTTGACAAACCCTGTCTTTCTAACGAGTGCATCTTTAAACGCATCGTATAAAACTTTAAACCCGTTGTTCTTTTGTTGGATAACGTGGTTAATGTAATCTGTTTGCTGTTCGGCAAGCTGTATGTCTTCAGGCCCTTTAGGGATGAATTCAACCACCTTCTTAGTACCAAAGAAAGTACGCATGATAGACGGTAGCATAAACAGTACGGTGTCTCTAACGTCAGTAGAGATAAACTCAGACTGTAGTGTGCTTGTCGATTCTGGCTCATTGCCAAGATAGTATTCTGTAGACTCTGCTCTTTCTTCTCCGACTTGGTAGATGAAATCACGAGCGTCATCCATCTCTGATTTGATAACTCCCGATAGATTCATTAAGTCCGTATCTTCGTTCAGTTGCATTTCAATTTCTGCTTCGATCTGCTTTGCTTTTTTATTTGCCATATAAATACCTAGTTTAATAAACCTCTATAATATTCTTTAAATTCTTCAGGTTTATAATTTTTAGAAAACTCTATTGCCTTGTCTTTATCTTTTCCAAAAGAAATAATGTTACCAGTTGATAGGGCATTATTTAATGCTTGATCTTCTGTTTCAAATTTTTTGTATTTACCTTCATCAAAAATTATTTTTGGAAACACATACCAATTCCCTTCTTTATCATTTGCAGCAGACATAAAATGCGTTTGCATATTTTCTCTATCATCAAATATTGTAGGATTAGGATATTGTTGTGGATTTAAAACTCTGTCAACAAAAGGAACTGATTTGTATTCATTTAATAGTTTTAATAAATTTTGAACATTATTTGCCATTTTGTTTTTCTATTTTTTGTAAATCTTTAAGATAATTTTCAAAATCTTCTTTTATTATTGGTAATGATTTAAAAACTTTATCTGCTACTTTGTTTGGATATTTATAATCAAATTTAGAAGCCCTAAATTTAATATCTTCTTTTAATTCATTATCGTCAATTTTTCCACCAGAATCTAGGTGCTGATAAGCGTGTGCTAAAGCTTCGTCAATTAAAGGTCTGTTGTATCTCGCTTTTAAATTTCTAGTATTTTTTTTAATAAAATTACTATTATGAAAATTTTCATAATATCCACTTGTATGAATAGCCCTATGAACCAGCTCATGAACTTGTGTACCTCTTGCGCCTGATTTTCTTGTCAAATCTGGTCTTAGTTCATCTGTCATTGTTTGATATAAAATTTCATCTTTGTCAAAGTCATATTTACCAGGATTATAAACACCTAGTCCAGAAGTAGTGTCTATCCTGTGGGCTATACGATCAGTTTTCATGCCCATTTGTCTATCTGATAAAACCTGACCACTACCGCTAGGCATAAGGGGCTGTAAGCTAAAACTGTCTATTAACGGAAATCCTGTAGTTTTTATAAAACGAGGATCACGATAGCCTTCACCCATCATTAGATTCATTTGAGCTTCTTTAGAAACTAATCTATTTTTTCTTATATAATCATCTAAATCTTTTCTTTTTTGACTATATTGATTCATAGTGCTTAAAAGATTTGTAACATCATCTGCCATAAATTATCCCACTCTAAATATTCTTGACTTCAAGGGTTTTTTGAAATTATAACCCATAAACGCTTGACTGCCACCAAAGGATGCAGCCGAACTTGCCATCGTCAGAGCTAATGCGTCTGCCTTGTCTGGAGATTTTATACCTCTTTTACGCATTTCGTCTTTACTTTCTATTTTAATTTTTCCAGATGATGTATATTTGTATTGAGGCGCAGCGAGTTCCGAAGCAAGCTCGTCATTATTAGGAAGTCGGCAATCACGCTGCGCCAACCAATCCTTTATTGCAAACCAAAGCTCTGCTCGTAGGTTTAAATAATTCTTTTTTGTACTGGGTGCTTCGGCTACATTCACACCACGCACAGGTAAATTCTGTTCTGCCAATCTATCTACGACTCCACTACCCAAACCAATCACGTCAACCAATATTTCTTGTGGTCGTTCCATAACCGTAGAATCGTCATAACGATTTTTTATTGCACCGCACAACTGCATCAAGTCCATAGAATTAAATGTGGTTATTTCTAAAACTGTATTTCCTTGTCGTATGCAAAGCGCAGAGTTGTCGCCACCAAATCTGGCAACGTCAAGACCCCATAGAATTGGTTCGCTCGCTGCAAGTGTTACGTCTCTGTCTATCGCAGAATTAATTAAGTCCATAGGGATAACGGTATCGTCATCTGCCTTTGGAAACTGACCCATGACTTCTACCCTAGATACAGTAGAGTCTTCTCCGTACTGTTCTATCATTTTCTGAAACAAGTCTTTGTCTGTTCCTTCTACGTCACGAGAGTCTATTTGTTCCGACTTCCAAAAGGCACGTTTGGAGTGGAAGCTGTCGTAGAAAGGCCCTGAATTTCTTCTGGGGTTAGAGAAGGTAAACCAGAAACGATTGGGGGTAGGCTCTGAGAAGAAACCTTCTGACACAGAGTAGATAGGTGCGGGTATACCTGAAGCCTCATCCATAATAAGGCACACACCGTAGCTGGAGTGAATACCAGCGAAGGCATCTGGGTTTTCTTCTGACCAGAGCTGCGCTTGTGCGTAGTAGTAGCCCGTGTCTATTTTTAAGTCTCTAACGAGTGCTTCTTCAAACCAGGCTGCGGGTTTGATGGTCGTTGCTGTCTTTTGAAACCAATGAGAATGTATAGAGAGTGTGAGCCACTTACCGAGTTCCGCCCATGTTCTTGAGCGTAGCTGTTGCTCGGTGTTGGCGGTGACGATGACAGTTGAGCCAAGGCGGGTGGAGAGCATCCATAAGATGATCCATGCGACTAAGGCAGACTTACCTATTCCACGACCTGATCCGACTGCGAGACGAAACATCTCTGGCATATCAATAGAGTTGTTACGTTGTATGTGTATTGCAATATCTCGTAAAATTTTTTCTTGCCACTTTCTTGGCCCTTCAAAGTGTTCGAGGGGGGTGTCTTTTTGACCCCAAGGGAAGACAAAGCGGACAAAGTTTAGAGGATCATCTTTTATGTTAAGTGACCAGAGAGAGGTCATCAGTTCTTTTTCTTCTTGTGGACTGTATTTCATTTTTTTATAAAAATTTTATTTCATACTGTATATATATATCGCACCCCCGAGGGGTTTGACGGGGGGGTCAGATCGGAGAGTTTGATCTGCTGGCATCCGTCAAAAGGCAATCAGACTAGGGAGATTAGATGTATTCGCCATTACCAGTTATTTATCCTTTTGTTTTAGATCGGGCGGTTCTTTTATTAAGAACTGAGCCTTCTCTATATCCATTCGCTCACTCTTGCCCTCTATAACTCTTCCCTGTGCTTCTTGTAACACACTAGACAGGTTGAGCTGGTGATTTACTTCCTGACGATCTGCCCAGTTGTCCGAGTCTGCATTTTTTAAGTAGAACTGGATGGCCTGAAACTCGCCATCATCTATTTTATCCATAAGTTTAGAAGTAGCTCTCTGTATTCCTTTTGCTTTTCCTCTCTGTAAAGCATCCGCAAATTCCGCCTTTCTTTTTTTGTTGCGGTCAAAAGTATCCCATGAAATGCCGAGGTTACGACATATCTCCATAGTTCCCATGTTCAAAGAGGCAAGATGCTCTAGGCGATCATAATCTATATTAATTGTCTTCCTTCCTCTCTTTTTGGGTGTTTTTTGTTCCATAATTGAATTGTTTTGTGTCCCTTGCATCCCTTTATTCTAAAGCATTTCAAAGGGCTAATGGGTAATTTATTAATATAGAGTGCATAAAAATGTATACAAGTGTAAGAAAAAGTAGTAATCTTACACAGTCATTAATTAATAGAGG